CTTGTCGCCATTCTACATTACTCCCAGGATTTACAAGTGAATAAAATCTATCTGTTTCATTTCCATCAAGATCGGTCTTTATCATACAAATCTCAATAATACGATCTGTTGCTGTGTTTACTCCAGTGGTTTCCAAATCAAACCATACAATACTCTTAGCCATAATATACTATTTTCGTTAACTCTCTGTTAATTTTATATAGTAGAGTATTGACTTAGTTTTAAGATTTAATCAGGAATTTCTATCTTAATAGATTGAATAGCTGCAGGTAGAGAACTCATTGTAGAATTAAGTCTGCTAAGTGTGCTATTAAGTTTTGTGAATGCAGCAGAATTTCCAGAATCTTTTGGAGGAGTTCCTTCACCGCCACCATCAGGTACACCTTCACCGCCACCGCCACCAGATTTTGCCAAGAGATCGCGGATGTCTTCAACCGCTCTATATAAATCGTTGTATGCACGACGATTTCTACTTAGTTCACCTGCACCCTTAAATAAGTTTCCTAAAGCTTCAGCTTTGTAAATATCTGTAGAATTAATAGCATTTACAAGCTCTTGCATATCATCAGCAGCCTTTGCCAATGAATTGTCTTTGGCTGCATCAGTCAAATTAGTTATCCAAACTCTAAAATGACTCATTCTTGATCTTGTGTCTTCAGGGTTATAAAGATTTTGGAATGTATCTGCGATATTATTAAATATTGAAGATATACTTTTTGCAACTTTAGCTGGATTCTTTATACCTGCAAAAGCCTCAATACCTTTTGCAATGTTTATTAATTCTTCCCCAGCACCCTTAACGGCATCTATCCCTTCCTCTACTAAATTCTCATCCCATGTTATTAAACCAAAGAAAGAACTATCAGTTTCTTTCATTCCACCAACAGCAGAAAAGGCATCTCCTACAAAGGTTACTGAATTTACAATTGATGTTTTTAACTTATCCCAATCTACCTTTTGATCTATTAGTTTTTGGAATGTCTCTAATCCTGTTGCAATGTTCATAAGTTCTTCTCCTGCACCCTGAACTGCATCAACACCTTTTTCAACAAGGTTTTCATCCCAACTAAATATAAACCATCCGTCTTCTTCTTCCTTACCACCAATTACGGCAAAGGCATCACCAACAAAAGTTAATGAATTTGTAACGGCTTGTTCTAATGCGCCACCTTTACTAAAATCAACTTTTGCTTTAACTAATTCTTGGAACTTAGAAAGACCTTCTGCAATGTTCATAAGTTCTTTACCTGCACCGCTTACTGCATCAATACCTTTTTCTACCTTATTCTCATCCCATCTAAATGGACCCCATGAATCTTCAGTTTCTTCTCCACCTATAGTAGCAAAAGCCTTACTAATAAAACCTAATGAATCTGTAACGGCTGTGTATAAGAACCCACCTTCCATGAATGATTCAGAAGTTAGCCCGTAATTGTTCTTAAGATCTAAAAATCCTTTAAGACCTTCTGTTATGTCTTTTAGTGCTTTACCTGATCCTTTAACTGCATCAATACCTTTTTCAACATTGTTCTCGTCCCAGCTAAATATTCCCCAAGAATCTGACGTTTCATTAGTACCGATTGCGGCAAAAGCAGAGTTTAGGAAACCTAGAGTTTCAGTTATAGCAGTGTTAAGATAACCGCCTTCTTTAAATGCATCACCGTCTAATTTGTATTTCTTTTTAAGATCTAAGAATGCACCTAAACCTTTAGTGATTTCCATAAGAGCCTTACCTGAATCCATTACTGAGTCAATACCGCGCTCAGTAGCATTAGGGCTAAATGTATTTCCAAATATTGCACCAAATAATCCACCTGGACTGGCAGGTTCCCCACCAGCCTGAGCAAATGCTCCACTAACAGATCCTAATGCTATTGCTAATTGTTTTGAATCTTCTTCTGTAAAACCGATTGCTTTAAAATCAGCTAACCCTTTTGATAATTCTTGTAATGCTTTACCTGCACTAATATACATGGCCGCGGCACTACCTCCTCCAATACTTTGTCCTATTCTACTAAATACATTACCAACATTCTTCATGAACCCTGCCTCAGGATCCACGCCAGAAAATGCTGCAGCAACAGCACCTAACACTGTTGCAAGATCTTTAGAATCCTGTTCGGAGTAATCTAAATCTTTCATGGCCTTAAGCCCTGGTGCTAATTCTTGTAATGCCAAACCAGCCGCACCATAGAGAGCAGGTCCTAGTAATACAGTTCCTGCTGATGCCGCAACAGCTAACCCAGCTAATGCCATTATTCCACCAACTGCTATCAGTACTCCACTTTGTATTCCAACATCCCCTAATGACATTCCTTTAGTTGCATCGGCAAAAGGAACATAACCCATATTAAATACAAGCAATGCTAATCCGTTAAGAGCTAATGATAATGCGCCTAATGCAATATTCGTCAATCCAAATTTTCCTACTATTGCAGTAGCAATTCCTATACCTGCTATAGCAGCAGCTTGTATTAAAACATCTGTAAAACCTACATTCTTAGGAAACGCGGCAGCAAAAATTCCATACCCTATACCAAAGACACCTACGGCTGCCCCCATAATAAGTAAGTTAAGAGAGCCTCTCCTTACCTTTTTACTCATTGCTTTAGTACCTAGTAAAGCAACAGCTCCACCTATAAGTACTAATGATAAAACCATTCCTAGCAAAATTGCAGGCTGTTTAAGGATAAAGTATGTAGTAAGAGCAAATGCAGCCATCCCAATACCAAAGGAAAGAATAGCATCACCCATTCTATCAACAGATCTAGCACCCTTTCTAATGTTCTTTGAAAACTTTTTATTACCAAAAAGAGAAAAGACACCACCCATAATAAACAGAGTAGGTATAAGAATAGGTAAGCCTACAAGACCTATTAGGATAAGAGGTGTTGCTAAAGCCAAACCTCCAGCAAACTTTATAATAGCATCTCCCATAGAATCCAATGCATCAACCCCTTTCTGTACTTTCTTTGTATTGAAGGATTCAAATCTTTCAAATGAATTAACTATAAAATCCAGGAATTTTTTGATAGCCTTTTTAGGAACAATTCTCCACAATAACATCGCCTTACCTGTAAGTAAAGCGCCGTATCCTAAATCCTCTAATGCTGCAGCAGCTTTGCCATCAATCTTTCCACTGCTCTTCTTATTAGCAGTCTTATCTTTACCTGAACTTTTATTAGCAGCGTTTTTTGCAAGTATTTGTAAGTTTTTAGAATCTCTATTACCTAAAATTCTATCTCTTAACGCTTGTCTTATACTATCACCAGCAAATGATCTAGAACCTTCTTCATGCCTCATTGCCACACTAAGATGTTGGCCTATCAGTGATCTAATATTTTGTAATACTGATAATTGTTGTTGTGAGACTGAAAGTATAGCAGCAGATGTGGCATCAGCACTACCTGCTGAACCCATACCCTTAACGATAAAATCTTCAATTCTTTTAACGCTTTCGCTAGTTTCTTTTGAATAAGCCTCTATCTTAGATAGAGGGCTCATCAAGTCTTTTAAGGTTACTGCTGCCATACTATATTTATTAGAACTTAGGCATGCTTATTTTCGGCATTGATGGAGTTTTATATGATGACATGTTTTTCATCTGTTTTTTCATACCTCCCATATCATATTTATCCTCATACGACGCCTGTTGCTTGCGCTCATCATCGTTACGCTCTTTCATTATGTCATTAAACATTTCAAGAGTGTACTCATATTCATAGAAAGGTAGCAAATCCAGCTCAGATGGCTGGAGATGCAACTTTTCCAATAATAAGACCCTAACCTTAAAGAAGTTCAGAAGTGATATCTTGAATAATAAAGAGAGCCTTGATGCCGCCGGGAAAGGAAAGCGGAACTGTGACCTCCGCGCCACAGGATTCACATGGATAGATAAACTCAGGTTTAACTCCAATTTTCGCTTTTTCCACAAGTCTGTAAATGATTGAAAATTTACTAGCATCCCAGCCTTGGAAATTTGTTATTGCAGAAAAGATTTCTTTATCATTAAAACCTCTCCATTCTCTTTGTACATAAGGTAATATAGTAAGTGATGATCTGTCCCAAGATTTACCTTCTTCTTCACGTTTTCTAATCCATGATGTAATTGCTCGCATAACACCAATTGTAGGCGGTGCTAATGTAATCTCTCCATGGTTTTTTGTTGGAATAGTAAAACATTTGTTCTGATAATCGTAATACTTTTCCAATAACTCATCACCTTCTTGGAATTGAAGATTAGTAGTTTTAAGTTCTACAGAATCCTGAGATTTACATGCACCAGTTGGACATGCCTTTTTACCTACTGGCATCATAAGTTTATTTTCACCGCTCTTAAATGTTAATTCACGGATTGCCAAAATTAGAAAGATTCTATCTTCTTCTAAAACATCTCTGTATGAACCTCTTTGTGTACCATACATTATCTTAGTACAGTTAACAAGAATAGAATTTAATTTTTCATCTACATCTAAAATATTATCTTCATCTAATGTAGAGAATTCTCTAATCTCACCAACTCTTGCGGCTCTAATATGAATTTCAAAATCTTCTCTATAGAATTTACCTTTTGATGGGAAGTTACCTAAATCTAATTTTACATAACCTGCTAAAGCTTGAATTCTCTGTATTTCAGGATCGTCTGGTGATGTAATTCCACTACCCCTGGTGGTATCAACCTTACCCAGTTCAGTAACTACACCATCCTCATTAGTCTTAACAGTGGCTTCAGTATCTTGTATACCTTCAGCTGCTTCAAACTCTTTTTTAATGTTGTCTTCGTGACTACTCATAATTTACTTAATTTTTTGTTAATTGTTTTTCTGGTGATGTCTCCTCTACTATATGCTCAACAATAAGTTGTCTAACATACCTAGAAACTGGCATCGGTTTTGTTTTTGTTTCCATTGATTTTTGAATGATGATAGTATTAAGGTTATCTTCATCTTCAGGAGTTAAAAGAACTTGTAATTTTTTTGTAAGTCTTTTCTTTTGTGGAATCATTTCCTGTACGCTTTCGTTGTAACCATATTTAGGATTGTCGGCTTTGTATTTTTTAATCCAAAACTCTACCCTATCCATAATATGACCCAATGACTCGTCTGTTTCAAATTCTTCAAGAATGGTTTTAGTAAAAGACTTTGTACCAAAATCCTTCACTGCCCTCTTAATGTATTTCCCAGAACCTAAGTTATTAGGATTGTCATTAACTGAATAACCTACATAAACTTTCCCATCTGTTTGATTTTCTACTTTAAATATCTTCATGATTTTAGATTATGTATTCTATATTATATATTAGAGTAATGACAAAAAAACTGGCCCTAAGGCCAGTTTTATATAAGTTTAATTTGAATTAGGTTCCAGCACCAACGTTCTCCTCAACCCAATGATCACAACGATAAGTCATTGTTAAATCAACAGCATCTGGAGTTTCATAACTCAATTCATCTACAAAATCAGGTTGTCCTGTTGGGAATACATCTTTACAAGTAATCTTTCTAAAAATATCACCTGCTCTGTTGTACTGTACAATAATCATACTTCCAACATAGTCCTTCTTCAATCCCATTTCGCCAGTCAATGGATCGTAAACTAATTTATACCAGTTACGGAAGGTATTGTAAATGTAGTTTTCGTTTGCTTCGTTTAAGTTCAAACTGAAGTTAACAGTGAGATCCATGAATGTCTGTCCTGGCATACTTGCAAACGAACGATCAGCAAATTTATATTTCTGACCTATTGCATCTACAGAAGGGTTAAGGTTATTTAATCCTCCGATTGTTTTAACCTGTTCCAAGATTAATCCAGTATCATCACCTAGTGGCGTAAACACAGTCACCTCAAATAAATTAGGTTGGATAGGTTCATATCTCTGACTGCTAGCCCTTGATTGTGTATAATGTGGTAATGGCATAACTTATCTTATTTTTTTATATATTCATCTTTCTTTTCTTATTGGAAGTTACCTGAGCTTATTGCACCTGTCTTAAGAATTGTAGTTCTTTGGACGAGTATTTCCATTCCTCTTACCGGCTCAATATAGGTATCTAAGATACCAACATTTTGATCAATAACTTCTGGTGTATTATTGGTTTCATCCATAATATTTCTGAAGTCATATACACCGTCATCATTCTGAACAGTTGATAAGAAGTTATCAGCAAGTGTTTTAATTTCCAATCTTGTTTGAGCTGTATTAAATTCAAACAAGTAGTTTTTAAGAATTGCATCAATACCATCTTGGATGTAAATTACAACCTCTCTAACGTTAATTGAACTTAATGCAGATTTTGTAGTCTGCTGTGCAGTTTTGTTAGCAAAGATTGTTGGACCAGTTCCACTTTGGAATACAATCGGATTCAATCCAAATGGCTCCAAGTATTCTCTGTCCTCTTTTCCAAGATTTAATTCTAAGCCGACAACGCCAGTTCCACCAACAACACCTCTACGAACACCTGCAACTAATGACCATGGTAAAGCATTTTCATATTTTGCAATAAAGTTATTAGAAATATATGCAGCAGGTGGTACATTGATATTCTTTCCAAGATCTCTTACAGTAATGTAAGGATAATAGAATGCTCCCCAACTCGCACCTTGTGTTTGAGATGGTAATGAATATCTTACAGTTGGATTTTTACTAAGATCTCCACCAGTAGAAATAAATCTAGATGAAAGAGTTCCAGTAGCATCCAAGAATGTAGGATCAGTATTAGCCTTAAAGTCCTTAGCAGAAGGTGCATTCAGAATAGCAAATGCATTCTTTCTAGTAGAACAGAGGTTTGTATAGATTGCTTTAGATCCACTTTCAATACCGTTTCCAAAAGTATCAACGACATAACGGAAGTTAATAACATCTCTATCAGTTAATGCTTTAAATAGATTAGTTCCGTTAAGAGTACCATTTAATATAGCATTTTGTCTTTGGTTTGATCCATCAGGAACATGTTTAGTGTTATCTAATTTAAATCCATCTAAAGTGAATACATTTAAGTAATCAACCCATGCATCAATTGGATAGTACAATTCTACCTTTTTAACTCCACCTGCAGTAGAAGTTGAAATTTCACTTTGGCAAGTTACTAATAATGCAGTTTTTCCTGCAGGAATTGTGCTGTATTCAGAATTAGTTAATCCTCCTTGTACAACATTAATTCTTGTTAACCTTGAGTGAGGAGTATTAACATCACCTTCAAAGTGTACTAAGTAATTTCCTACAACTACATCAGCAGCATCAGGATTAGCAGCATCAATTAATATTTGATTAGGTCTAAGAGCAGTTTCGGTTAACGAATCAGCCAAGATATCAAT